CGAGGTCAAACAACGCATTTGCGCGCTCGGTGAGGTTGAGCCGGTCACGCACCATGTCGAGCAGGTAATAGTTGTTGTCCGGTGCGAGCCCTATCACCGCCATAACCGTGTAATCGCTGCGCACCTTTTTCTCGCTGGCCGGATCCACGAGCAGGTAGATATTCCAGCCGGCCGTTTTCGGCGGAATGTCATAAAACCGTAACCAATCCTGCTGAAACCCCTGCACCCGGTCGGCAACCGGATTGAGCAGGAGTTGGCACGCAAACGTGTACGGTCCCATGTCGCGCCGTTTCTCCGCCAGTTCCACCCTGGTCAGCAGGACCGGAACCCCTTCCATCGTGCCATCAGCAGTGGCAGGATGCACGCGAGCAGATGCTGCACCGCGCGACCGGATCGTCTTGTAGGTATCGTTGAAATGGTAGGTTGTGCCGACGTATCGGCGTTTCCCGCCCGCAGCAATCAGGTTAAGGCTCAGTTCCCACGATGAAGTTGTCTTCTCGATCTGCTCCGGAGTGGTCACCGACTCCAGAGTCACTACATCATCGTAGACAACCAGGGCGTAGTGTTTACCGGTCGGCTGACCGTCCACAAGCCCTGACGCCTCGACGGTCCCCTCCTTAGGGTTGCCCTTACGCCGCACGATCAGACCGCTGTCAAGGCTCCACATCGGCGCTTCCCGGGCAGGCTCCGTAAACAGCACATCTGGAAACAGCGCCTGGAGCTCCCGGTTAGCCTCCAACTCCCGCTGCAGCTGGCGCAGGAACGCCTTGGCCGCAGGCCGAGTGTGGGAGAAGATGCCGACAGTAATCTCGGGATCGCGCAGAATCTCTTGCAGCGTGCCGCCGAATGTGATGACGGTGGACTTGTAGTGACCGCGTGCCCACAGGTCCAAGTGCCCGTCGGGACTCGCCTCGAACTCCCGGACCCGGGCGTATACCCAGGGGTGCAGCATGTCGCGCCGGCGGCAGAGGTAGGCAAGGAGGAAGTACAGGTCATCAAGTGCGAGCGCGCGGATTACAGGCGCCTTGCCCGCGGCGAGAATGCGGCGGTAGAACTCGACTGCCTCGGACAGCGTCAGGCTATGCACCGTTGACAAACGTCAACCCTCAGTTTCTACCGGCCCGCTGGAAAGATGGCCGGTACGGTGATGGACCCGTCCACGGCTAATGGTCATAAGGAAATCCGCTCGCACAGAAGATGGTTGCGGTAAAGAGCCAGTGGCGAAGTCGCAGGCTTCCACGGGAACGCGATAGGGGCCTTTGCGTGCTTTGCTTGTTATGGCACAGACGATGAGATCGTTCATCTCTGTGACCGCGGCAACCATAGCAGGCCTGCGCTTTGAGTCTGATGCATTGCTGAACTCAACATCAACAACGACAACATCCCCCCTCACAAGTCCTTCCATGCTTCGTCCTCCTCCGGCGTGTCCCAGATCGCACGTAACGCGTCGGCTGAGAGCATGAAGGCGTCATCGAGGCTGATTGCCATGTCGTCGGAACGATGAGCAACAATGTGCGAAACGGCCATGGTTCCGGGCATGGTGACGGTTCCAGGGGAATAGGCCGGCGTTTGACGGTAAAGACGGCGCGGCTGGTTGGTGTCGGATGCGGACGCATGGGGACTGGTCTGTTTCACCGGGTGCGCCTCCAGGCAGGGAAAACCTGTTGTCGATCCTGACACAAAGTACTGCACCAACTGCGAGAGAACAACTGTGTGTGTACTGCTCATACCTTACCCTTCTTTATCCGTTGTTCGAGATCGCCGATCTTCTCGCCGAGCCAGTTGTGAACGGCCTTTGCGGTCGCAAGATCCATGGTTACTCCCGCATGAACAAAACGGACAAGAATGTCACCATGCCCTTCGGGTTCCTTGATCGATGTGTTCAACAGTATGCCGTTCGAATCCACGTCGAGCTGCTGTTCAAGCGGAAGCCCCTGGCGCTCCTGGAAGAAGTGGGCGACGATCTCACCGTGCGGTGTCACACCGCCCCACGCCCCGTTCGCATAAACAGGGTTGTAGTCGTCTGGGAAAAGGAACTTCGCGCGAAGCTGTCTGACTGATTTCGGTTTCGGTGTTGCTTTCATGCTCTGGCCATCTCCTCATACTATTTCTTCCACTTGCGGTTCTTTCTCCTTCCACCCGTTCTGCGCTACTCCCCGCTGACCTCAGTCGCGAACTCCTCATCAGCCGCGTGGTTCGTAGCGAGGATCATCAGTGTCAATGGTCTTGTGCTCCAAAATGTAAACGTGCCAGTTAGAAGGAACGTCATGGGCGTCATAAACAGGCAGCCGATAGCAGCTGCACCTGCCAGGCGTAATGAATGGGCGGCAATACTATCCCCAAGCAGCTTAAAGGATGCAATAGCCACCGTTACGGTACAGATCCATGGAAACAACGCCCCTCCGATGAGTAAAGCTGTTGCCGCTGACCCTGCTCGTTTGTTCTTCATTTGTGCAACGGCGTAAGCAAACAGTGCGAGGACGCCTGATTGAGCCAATCCAGAGAAAGGGGGCACTTTCTCAATTCTTAGCAGCAGGATACATGCAGCTGCTATTCCCCATGAAAGCCACACACAAAGGGCGACTCGCCAGCCAAAATATAGGAAGCCGAATGGATGAATGCCGCCAAGTACTGCCGCCAGTATCGGGCTCTTTCGTTTGTGGAGTCGTTTGTCCATGGAGCTACCCCCTCCTATGCGTCCCTCTCGATCTTGACGACGACAAGCAGCCACTCGATTTCGGCTGCCGTGATCTCGTAGTTCTCACCGGCCGAGTTGGTCGATTCGAGGACAACGGTATCACCGTAACGGCGGTAACGCTTGCACGCGACCGTGTCGTTCCACTTGCAGAGGACCGTCTTGCCCTGAGCGATGTCGTCAAGTGAATCCGGCTTGATACAATGGACCACGTCGCCGTCGATGATCCCCGGTTCCATGCTCTGGCCGCTGATCCGGAAGGCCGCGCAGACGCGCCGGTCGGTGACAGTAACCGTGTCGAGGTCCGCTTCATTCTCGGGGATCTCATCGCCGTAAATGACATCCGCGTTGAGCGCGAGCGCATTGGCCAGCCCGTACACGCGTACGGTATGATGCAGCGGGACTTCCACGATGCCGCCTCCTGCGTTCATCGGTGGCTGGCCAATCGCAATCTGCATCAGGGCTAGCTCACTCACCCCAAGTCCGCGCGCTAGTTTTTCCGTGGTTTTATCAGAAAGCCATCCGTTTCGTTCGCGTCGGATCCGATAGAGAGCATCGAGAGCACCGCCACCGCGATTTGCGACTTCTTCCATTGTCAGTGGATGTTGGTCAAGAAAGCAGGCCAGGCTCTCTGTTATCACGAGTCTCATAGTGAGCCCCTCCTTTGTAAGGTGTTGCGAATATACAGCTTTGTAAAAAATGTTACAAATCACGACATGAGGACTTGTATCTCGATCACGCCGCAATTACGGTAAAAAGCAACGAAACCTCAAGGAGATTTTGAAGTGATAGTCAACCAAACAGAAGCCGCAGGGCGCTGCGGGGTACATCGCCAAACGTTCATTCGATGGGAAAAACAAGGGCGGATAGAACGAGCAAGAACCAAGAGGCCGGGGGCATGGTACTATGTCGCGGATTTGGCCCCTTTTTTAACTCAGGACTTGGTTCTTCATCAAGTGTCTGTCACCCCCCCGTCTACGGCGGGCGCTGGCAAAAGGAGTGATTCATGAACGACACAGTGATCAGTGAAGTCAGCGTCCGAGCATCTGCAATTGTCTGTGGACAGCAGGTAACAGGCGATGTGTCTCTGCGGTTTGCTCCGCCAGCGCAACCAGCCCCAAAGACAGGTTGTACTTCTCTGGATTCTGCTGAACCGCTGCTGGTGTTGTCAGCCCGAGAATGCGCAGGTTCTCTGCAAAGAACTTTCTCGCGTCTTGCATCTTCCTTCTCCCCTGTTCTTACGGCTTCCGAAATGTGTGGCGGCGTTGATTTTGCCGCCCTTGCGGAACAGAAACGTAGCAGGACGCAGGTTTCCGATCAAGTGGCAGCGATATCCCGAGATGATTCATGAGCGACACAACGACACAGCAGCGTGGAGAAGTCAGGTCATCTCGCCAGGCCCATAACCTGGAGGTCGCAGGTTCAAATCCTGCCGCTGCTACTTTTGCGGCCTGTCCGGGCGTCTCCCCCTTTCCTTCTTCCCCGCCCGGGCAGGCCCTTATCACGTTGTCGCCGCTGTCGGATGCACTTGTTGACCGGATAGCGGCCTCGTTTATGGGAAATGCGCGGAGACAACGACACGAACGGTATTGCCGGATACTGGCAGAGCAGGGGCTGACACCATGACCAGCACGAGCAGTTACAGCACGCGAATTGACATCGAAGCCCGACATCAAGAGCATTTACGCGCGATGTGGAAGATCGAGCGCCGTCGCGGCATCCGGCAGTTGGAGATGGGCTTGGCGCTCTTTGTAGTTGTCACGGCTGTACTGGCAGCCGTCGCACTGTTCAGCGGGCCGCTGATGTGGCTCGCGAGTCGGTAGAGACAGAAGAGGCAGGAAAGAGAGGCAGGATTGTGAACAACGGAATCAAGATCGTATCACTTGAATTAGAAAACGTGAAGCGGGTGCGCGCTGTGCACCTGGACCCGGTGTCCACCGGGCTGACGGTGATTGGCGGCGGCAACTGCCAGGGGAAGACATCCATCCTCGACGGCATCTGCTACGCCCTGGGCGGTGAGAAGTACCGACCCACCAATCTCCAACGCGACGACGGTGCCGCTGACGCACGCCTGGAGGTCATGCTCTCCAATGGGCTGAAGGTCGAGCGCCGCGGGAAGAACGCGGCCCTGCACGTCACCGATCCGGCCGGTGAGAAAGCCGGCCAGCGGCTGCTCGACTCGTTTGTCGAGGAACTGGCGCTGAACCTGCCGAAGTTCCTGGCGATGAACGGAAAGAGCAAGGCCGAAGTGCTGTTGCGTATCCTGGGCATCGGTGACCAGCTTACCGCTCTCGACAACGAAGAACGCTTGGTCTACGATGAGCGTACCACGCAGGGGCGTGTCGCCGATCAGAAGGAGAAGTACGCAGCCGAAATGCCCGAATACCACGACGTACCGGACGAGCTGCTGTCCGCGGCCGGTCTGGTCCAGGCATCACAAGCCGTCATGCAGCGCAACGCAGCGAAGATGGCAAGCCGCCAGCGCATTGGCCAGTGCAAAAATGAAGCTGAACGTGCCCGCCTTTCGATGAAGGGCCAGCTTGAAGAGGTACACCGGCTCGAGGCGCAACTGGACGAAGCGAAGAAACGGCTCGAAGAGCTTTCCGCAGGAGCGATTCACGCCGCCGCAATCGTCAAGGGCGCAACTGAGCGGCCGATAGGCGAGGACGAATCGACCGCCGAGATCGAAACGCACATAGCCGAGATGGAAACGGTCAACGCGAAAATCCGGCAGAACCTGGACAAGCGCAAGGCACTGGAAGACGCCGAGCAGGCCCGCGACATGTACAAAATGCTTTCGGGACGCGTGGAGGAAGTGCGCGCACGGCGATCCGCACTGCTGGATAGTGCCGACATGCCGCTGGCCGGGCTCTCGGTCGAAAACAGCTCACTCACTTACCACGCCAAAGCCTGGGACTGCATGAGCAGTGCCGAACAAATCCGCTCTGGCGTGGCCATTGTTCGCGCACTTAAGCCTGAATGTGGGTTCGTGCTACTCGACGGACTTGAGCGCATGGACCGGGAACAGCTCACCGAATTAAATACTTGGTTGACCGGCGAAGGCCTGCAGGCCATTGCCACGCGAGTCAGCCACGGCGATGAATGCAGCATCATCATTGAGGACGGACTTGTTCTCGGTGGACAGGAACCCGAGGCACCGGCAGCACCGGCCGCGGCGGCGCCTGCCGGCGAGCAGGACTGGTAAGGGCGGTCCTGCCCCCCGGGGCCGCGCATCGGGTGACCAAACGCGGATTTTTTACCACTTACTAGATAGGAGACGACGATGCCAAAGGACACAACCATTAGCGTTAACGGAGGCCCAGAAGTGCCGCTAGATACGGCAATGCAGGCACTTGACCAGCTGAACGACGAGAGGGCGAAGCAAGTAATGCTTGCCATTGATCTACACGACTCATCGCGTAAGTGCATAGGTCACCAGATTCAGCAACTCATGTGCCGGATGACGGACGACGAGCAGCGAGTGCGCGGCGTTGACCTTGCAGACGCCGAAAAAGATTTGGCAGAGTATACCGAGGACCGCCGCGCGACGGGTGATTTGATCAAGAAGTGCCAGGCCAAGATCGACAAGCTCGCGGAAGCGGTCAAGCACAAGCAGGAAGAGCGGCCGGTTGAATGCGGCATGACTCCAGACTACGAGAAGGATACAATGACGATCTACCGCACCGACACAATGAACGTCGTTTCGGTACGCCAGCTGAAGCATTCCGAACGGCAGCCGGAGCTGCCGATAGAAGAAGAGAACGGGCAGGACACGGAAGGACAGGACGCATGAACATTGTGAAGGGCAGACAGAACGCGCCGATCAGGGCACTGGCCTACGGGCCTGAGGGCATCGGCAAGAGCACGTTCGCAGCAGCATGGCCAAAACCGCTGTTTGTGGACGCGGAAGCAGGGACGCTGCGGTTGGACGTTGACCGCATCCAGCCGTTGAGCTGGGCAGCCGTGCTTCAGACCGTAGACGAGTTGGCAACCGACTGCAACGGTTACAAGACGCTGGTGTTCGACACCGCAGACTGGCTTGAGAAGCTGGCGATGCAAGCCGTACTGGCAAAGTATCAGCAGGACAGTATCGAGGCCTTCGGCTATGGCAAGGGCTACACCTATACCGCCGAAGAGTGGAAACGGTTCTTGGACCAGGTTGCGGTTCTGCAAGCGAAGACCGGGATGCACGTACTGTTCCTGGGGCACGCATGGATGCGCAAGTTCGAGCAACCAGACGAAGCAGGCGCTTATGACCGGTGGGAAACGAAGCTGTCCAAGCAAGTCGGGCCGGCTACGAAAGAATGGGCTGATCTGATTCTGTTTCTCAACTACAAGACCATTGTGGTTGAGACGGACGGAAAGGCAAAGGCCCAGGGCGGCAAGCGCGTGATGTTCGCTGAGCATCATCCCTGCTGGGACGCCAAAAACCGGTTCAACCTCCCGGCCGAACTGCCACTCACCTTCGATGCCATTGCCGGGATCTTCCCCAAAGTCGCACCAACCAGTATCCCGGAAAAGCCTCTCCGGCCGGAGCCGGTTCAAACCGCCACCACTGACGATGTGCCGGCCGATCTCAAGCCTGTGCCTATCCAGGACAGGCCGAGTCCGGAGAAACAGAACCTCCTCACTCAGCTTGCCCAACTGATGACCACAAGCAGCATCACCAAGGAACAGCTCGGCGCGGAGCTGGCGCGCAAGAAGGTGGTACCCGCAGACATGAACCCGCGTGACTACAACGAGGCCACACTGGCGCGTGTAGTCGGCAAGTGGGCGGCCGTGGTGAATAACATCCAACTGATTGCCAGCCAGGTAACAGCAGCAGCGTAGCCACCAGACCTAATGGGGGCCGCGCATCCGTAATCACGCGGAGAGGACAGACACATGACAGCCGAAGGACGAGAACTGGGATGGGATGATCAGATTGAAAACGACGGTAGCGACTTCGTGTTGCTCGATGCGGGTGAGTACCCGTTTCGTGTAACGAAGTTCGAGCGCAAACGCTTTGCCGGCAGTGTGAAGCTGCCGCCCTGCAACCAGGCCGTGTTGACTATTGAGGTCGGCGACGAATCGATGTACACGACGCTGCATCATAGCCTGTTTCTGCACACCAAGACCGAGGGACTGCTGTGTGGCTTCTTCCGTGCACTTGGCGCACGCAAACACGGCGAACGCATTGTCATGGACTGGAACGGCGTGGTCGGTGGCGAGGGCCGGTGCAAGCTCGACGTGCGCGAGTGGACAGGGAAGGACGGCGAGATACGCAAGTCAAATGACATCACGAAGTTCCTGGATCCCCCCGAGGATGAAGAACAACTGGCCCCCGGTGAGGCGCCGTTTTGAGCACACCGTTGTATGGAGATCCCGGGTGGACGCCGAAGGGTGGCCCGGGATCCTGCCGGCAGTGCGGTGCATCACCGCGGCAGCGTAAGGAATATCCGGCAACGGGTGGTCATGAACGCACGGTTTCAAGGAGGCACTGCCGAGTGTGACTCTATAGATACGGGAGGTTGACAAGCAGTGGGCAGCATGACGCTTCGACCATACCAGACGGCAGCCGCGAGAGCAGTATTGGAACAATGGGAACAGGGAGTGCGGGCAACGCTGATGGTGTTGCCGACAGGGACCGGCAAGACGATCGTATTCTCCTCGATTATTGAGCATGCCGTACGTCACGGCGGCCGGTGCCTGGTGCTGGCGCATCGGCACGAATTGCTACAGCAGGCGGCTGACAAGCTGGAAAAGGTTACAGGACTCGGCTGCGGCGTTGAGAAGGCTGAAAACACCGCGGTCGATACTTGGTTCAACGTTGTGGTCGGCAGTGTGCAAACCATGCAGCGCGAGCACAGACGCAATGGTCATGACTTCACCCACGTGATCGTTGACGAAGCGCACCACGCCATAAGCGCCAGCTACCGCGCGGTGGTCGATCACTACCCGGACGCGAAGGTGCTGGGTGTCACCGCAACTGCCGACAGGGGCGATAAGCGCGACCTGGGGGAAGTTTTCGAAACGCTGGCATTCGAATACTCACTGCCTGCGGCTGTCCGCGATGGGTGGCTCTGCCCGATACGCGCACTAACCATTCCACTGACGATCGACCTGGATGCAGTCAAGGTCACTGCCGGCGATTTCCAGGCGAAGGCTGTCGGCACCGCGCTCGATCCGTACCTTGAGCAGATCGCCGACCACATTGCCACGGAGTGCCAGGCACGCAAAACGGTGGTATTCCTGCCGCTGATTCAGACTTCGCAGAAGTTCCAAGCCATGCTGGCTGCGCGCGGTATCCCGGTGCGCGAGGTAAACGGCGAAAGCCGGGATCGCGCGGAAACGCTCAAGTGGTTTGACGCGGCCGGGCCCGGCTCTGTGCTCTGCAACGCCATGCTGTTGACCGAAGGCTGGGATCAGCCGGACGTTGACTGTATCTGCGTGCTGCGACCGACGAAGGTGCGCAGTCTCTATGCACAGATGTGCGGTCGCGGCACACGCATCCACCCGGGCAAGCCGGATCTGCTTCTGCTCGATTTCCTTTGGCATTCTGAGCGCCACGAACTCTGCCGGCCGGCGCATCTTATCTGCGAGAATCCGGAGATCAGTAGGCGCGTGGCTGAGCTGATGGCCGCAGCCAGCCTGGATGGCTCGGTGGACCTGCTGGAAGCCGAAGCCGACGCGGAAGGCACGGCAACCGAGGAACGCGAGGAATCGCTACGCAAGTTGCTCGAAGAGCAGAAGCAGCGTAAGCGCTCGCTGGTCGACCCGCTGCAGTACGAAATGAGTATCGGCGCCGATCGCGAGTACATACCGGATACCGGCGACCTGCGAGCAATGGGGCCGCCGGCAATGGCGCAGCTCAAGCGGCTTGAGAAGTCCGGAATTTCTCCCGACGAAGTTACCTGTCAGGGACACGCTGCCAAGCTGCTGGACACATTGGCCAAACGGCGGACCGAGAACCTGACCACACCGAAACAGATTCGGTTCCTCGAAGGCCGCGGATTCCAGGCGGTAGGCACTTGGGGGTTCGACGGCGCCCGCAAGCTGATCGACCGCATTGCCGGCAACATGTGGCGTGTACCGCCCGGAATCAGCCCGAAAGAGTACCGGCCGGCCGTGCCGCAGGAGATGGCACAATGGTAAAGCAACCACTACTTGCCGACGACTGGGGCATAAGCATTGACGAGAAGGTCGCTGTAGCCGGCCAGCGGCTGCGGGAGTTCCGGGGGCTGGCGCTGGGAATGGACGCGGAAGACGGCTACTACGGCTGCTTTAGCGGTGGCAAGGACAGTGTGTGCATCAAGCGGTTGGCTGAGATGGCCGGTGTGGAGATCAAGTGGCACTACTCAGTGACCACCATTGACCCACCGGAACTGGTGCGGTTCATCAAACGCGAGCACGCCGAGGTAGAAATGCATCACCCGCCCAAATGCTTCTTTACGGTCATGGCAGACGAGCGCGGCTACCCGCTGCGGCACCAACGATGGTGCTGTCAGGAGCTTAAGGAGGGTGGCGGCGCGGGCAAAGTGAAGGTGCTGGGCATTCGCTGGGCCGAGTCGGATCGCCGCCGTAAGACATGGAAACTGCTGACGCGTTGGTCGAATGAGCAGAACCATGGAAAACGGAAAGAGCCGTCCTGGGCCCTTAGCCCGATCATCGACTGGACCGCCGAGAATGTGTGGGCGTTTATCCGCACCGAGCACATTCCGTACTGCTCCCTGTATGACGAGGGCTTCAAGCGCCTGGGGTGCATCGGCTGCCCGATGGGTGGCGCGAAAGGCGTAGCTCGGGACTTCGCCCGCTGGCCGAAGTACGAGCAGGCATGGCGACGGGCGTTTCACCGGCTTTGGGGGC